ATATGAAGGATATGGTAGAAGAAGGTAATAGAATTATTGATGATGTAAACAACTCACTTGATTACTTTTGTGAAACAGAATTTGGTGATTCAACCTACAACAAAATGTTTATTGAATTTGAAAAGATTTACAGTAATGTATTATTTGTGGGTGATGAGTATGATAATGCCATAAAGAAGCGATATGCAGGTCTAATTGTATACAAGGATGGTGTTGATATATCTGATCACCCCAAACTTGAGATTAAAGGATTCGAGGCAAAGCGTAGTGATACACCTACCATAATCAGAGAATTGCAAAGTAATGTGTTCAAGATGATTCTTACCGGAAAGGGTAAGGACGAGATATTTCCATTGGTGAAAGAAGTAAGAGATAAAATCATTGCAGGTGAGTATACCCCTTACGAAATAGGTATTCCAAAAGGTGTATCAAAGGAATTTCACGAATACACTTCCAACATGCCTATTCATATCCATGGTGCAATCTATTTTAATAAATATTGTAATGGTAACATCAAGATGGATAAGGTGAAATATGTCTATGTCAAAGATGTTCCACCTGGACTGCCTAAGACCCATGCAATATCATTCACCGATGAACAACCAATACCTGAAGGATTCGTTATAGATTATGCGCGCATGGCAGAGAAGTTGATCGATGAGAAGTTCCATTACATATTCTTGAGCATGGGATGGAATATACACGAATTAGACGGAATAGAACGTTTCTGGTAGAGGAATATAAAATCTCTTCAATTCTTTGAGTAAAACGTGCATTTCTGACACCTATCTTTTTCAAAGGTATAAACACCTGTCCAAAGAAAGATAGGGTCTGGAAACATACGAAAACGATATGATTCCGGTATGATTTTTTGATTGTGGCATGATGTTTCAATCATGTAAAGTGACTATTCTGTTTCTTGATCAAAACATAAGACATATATAATCAGACTGAAAACTAATTATGCAGGTGAAAGGATGATTGAGATTGATAAGATCAGGTATCCGGAACTTGAAAGGATTGCAAATCTGAAACCGAATCCAGAAATTCTTTTGGGTCAGGAAATCTATTGGACTGTAAAGCGTGACGGATCTAACATTGGTGTCTATCTTGATGAAGAGGATAACATTCAGTTACGCAGTAGGAACCTACCAATTGCTTCTGATATGTTTTACAGTGGATTTAATCAGACATCCCATGTTGATGCAATCCGTGACATGATTCTAAATGAGCGTGATTATGGTGATGAAATAGTTGTCTTTGGTGAAATGTTAATGAAAGGACGTTCACCTACACGTATTGAGATGCATGAGGATTATGATTTTGTAGTGTTTGATATTTGGAGCGCAAAACAAAATAGATTCCTTCATTATAACAAAGTGTATCAGACCTGTTATCACTTTGATATTCCGGTTGTAGAATTGTATGGAACGTGCAATGTTTCTACGATTGAATCTCTGTATGAATTTAAAGATGAGATGATTACAAAGGCGAAAGAAAACAGCATGGAGGGTGTTGTAGGTAAAGTTTGGGCTGAACTACCCTGGAATTGTGGTGAAGGTGCAGGAACTAAGAGAGGTATTGTTTACTTCAAAGAGAAACATGATCTTCCTTCTCTGGAAAAGATACCTAGAATGGAAGAAAAAGGTAAGATTCAGTTACCTACATTACCTGATTCTGAAATTTACGGTGCAATAGAAAAGGTAAGAGCAGACATTGGTAATAACTTTACTGATATTAAAGTTGCAATGCCGTTAGTTGCGCAATATATTAATGAAGAATGTAAGAAACATAATTGTTGTGCACCTAGAAACATTTTCCAGTATTATCAGCAGAGAATTAGGGATATTCAGATTGAAGGTGTTTAATTGATCTGCCTGGATATTTATGATGAAGAGAATCAAATCTACACTCCTTACAATTTCCTCGATTTCTTTGGATTTGAGTGTCGTTACAATGACATAACAGGAATGTATATTGTTAATGGATTTGTCAATGGTGCAGTGAATATTGCATCATTTAAGGATGAAGAACTTGCTGTTGCTGTTACACGTTCTCTGTTTACGTTGAAATCAATAGCAGAAGTAAGTCCACAATTAGAAGCACGATTCATTGATGTGGATATGATTGTTGAAGAATTAGAGAATATGAAAGAAGAAGAGGAAGATAATATTGATGATGGATTTCAAATGACTAAAGAAATTGAACAGAAAATAGAAGAAACAGCATATTTTAATGCTGCTAAAACGTTAATTTGTATTTTTATCGGTATTATAATTGGTTATTTTATAACTTCAATGGTGATTTAATGAAGAAATTAGTTATTGCAATAGACTTCGATGGGACTATTGTAACAAACAAGTATCCTGACATTGGTTATCTGAAGCGTAATGCAAAGAAGGTAATCAATGAACTGTATGATCAGGGACATGATATTATCATCAATTCATGTCGTCAAGGGAGAGAAGAACGTGAAATGGTTGAATTTCTCATTGATAATGAAATCAAGTTCACTGCTGTCAATGAGAATCTTAGTTACCGTATTGAAGAATATGGTAATGAATGTAGAAAGATTGGTGCAGATGTCTACATTGATGATAAAGCATATCCTTGCAACATTATGAATTGGATTGATATTGGTAGATTTATTAAACATAAAGCGAATCGTAAACCTCTCATTATCTGTATTGTCGGTGAATCTGGTAGTGGAAAGACAACTATTGCAGAGTATATTGAGCGCGAGCACGGTATCAAAATGATGGAGTCCTATACGGATCGACCAATGCGTTATCCGGGTGAGACAGGTCATACATTTGTAACCAAAGAAGAGTTTGATTCTTTCTCGCATGATGATATGATTGCCTACACTGAATTTGGTGGGTATCGTTACTGTTGTTTAAAGAAGGATGTGCTGGATTTTAACACGTATGTTATTGATGAGCGTGGATTAATTTATCTTACAGAAAACTTCAGTGAAATGTATGACATCAAGTGTATTCGTGTCTATGCTGATTTGTCTACTAGAATCAAGCGGGTAGGCAAGGAACGTGTAGAGAGAGATGAAGGAATGTTCACGTTACACAAAGACAGTGAATTGTTTACGTGCAGAATAAACAATAATTTATCGCTTGATTATTTGCAGGATGAGATTGACTTTTACTTGAAACAGTTATTGGTGTAACCATGAAGATGATTCATACGTATTGTATTGGTAAGGCACATGAACTTATTGTAAAGGAAATATACAGTAAAGGTTACGAGCGCATTACTACGAAAGGTGAAAAGACACTTGAGATTGATGGTTCATGCATTGTAATTGATAATCCATTCACAGAACCAATGGTAAGTGATAAGGCAGCATTTGGTAGGATGTTTGCTGAACAGTATGCGGATCAGATTCTACATGGAACTAAAGCGGATTTTGATTATACTTATCATAATCTTTTATTTGATTATGAGTATATTAATGATTCAACTGATAGAGTTATGGACTATGATACTTTCAATCAGGTTGCCTACGTAATCAATGAACTTAGAGATCATCCTACTTCTCGCCAAGCAGTAATGAGTCTTTGGAATCCACCTGTGCATTTTGATATGGAGAATTGCCCCTGTCTAAATCATGTGCAATGTGTAATCATAGATGGAAAGTTGTGCATGAATGTAACCTTCCGTAGCAATGATATGTGCGCGGCGTTTGGGCAGAATGCGTTTGGACTTGTTCATCTTCAAAAATACATTGCAGATGCACTTGGATTACCCGTGGGACGCTATCAACACATTAGTCTAATTCCACACATTTATATAATACGAGACAAAAATGATATTGAAAGACTCGTAGGAGTTGATTAAATGGTTAGAAACAAGCAACAGATTCAGGAAAAGAATGAACAGTATGTTAGAGCAACATTCTCACACTTTTTTTCAGGTAAACCAACATACATAATCCGTGATGAGACAGGACAGATTCTTGCCATGGCTATGGATGAACCTGTAATCAAAAATGCACAGACACGCATTATTGAAAAGACTAACAAATATTACAAGTATGAGAAAATGGTGATGAAACTTGAGAAGGTTGAGTAACATGATGGGTGATTTTGGTTTATCGGTTCACATTAATCTTTTTGGTTGCGATCATGAAAAGATTTGTGACATTGAGTATATCAAGGCGTGGATGATTGATCTGTGCAATTATATTGAAATGAAACGTCATGGAGATATGATTGCAGAACGCTTTGGAACTGAACCTCATCTTTACGGTTACTCTGTAATGCAACTGATTGAAACGTCTTGCATTACGGCACACTTCAGTGAGCAGACTGATTGTTGCTACATTGATGTATTTTCGTGTAAGGATTTTGATGATTTACTGACTGCAAAATTCTGTGCTGATTACTTTGATGCAAAGGATTACACTTACGAAACATTATTCAGGTGATTACTATGAGTGATATTGTCAATGAAGTTCTTGCTGCTCGTTATTTCCGTGAAGGAGAATCATCCTGGGAAGATGTTTGTAGAAGAGTTGCAGACTATGTAGGAAATACGGATGATGAGAGGGAAATCTATTACGACATGATGGTGAATAAGGATTTTGTGCCTAATTCGCCTACTCTTATGAATGCGGGAACAAATACTCCACTTCTTTCTGCTTGCTTTGCATTTGGCATGGAAGATGATCTTGAAAGTATCTTACGTGTATTCCACAATGCAATGAAGGTAATGAAACATGGTGGGGGTATCGGAATTGATTACTCTAATCTCCGTCCTAAAGATGATCCTATTGAATCTACAGGTGGAACCTCATCAGGTGTAGTTGCATTTATGGAGATGTTTAACCAGGGTGTTGAGACAATTAAATCTGGTGGGTGCGTTGCACATGATACTTTAATTCAGACATCAAAGGGCATTAAAAAAATTGGTAGTCTTATTGATTGTCCACCATTTGCTGATACAGAAATAAATGAAATGGTTTTATCTAAAGATGGGTTTGATACCGCTTACTTATCACAAGATAACGGTGAAAGTGATGTTATTGAACTTAAAACCGAATTTGGTTATAGTGTTAAGGCAACAGACAATCATATGATTAGAGTTGTCAATCAAGATGGCAAATTTGATTGGAAATGTATTTCTGATATTAAGATTGATGATTGGGTTGTTATTAAAAAGGGAGAAAATATTGTTAATGAATATGTCAAATTAGATAAGATACCCAAATCTAAATATCATTTTAATGTCAAAACAGATATTAATTTACCTGAATATTTAGATGAAGAATTTGCTGAATTATTAGGATTTTATATTGCTGATGGTTCTATTCATAAAAACGTATTTGTAATGTGTATTAATGATAATGATATTGAAATTATAGAGAAATTTAAAAACATTTGTGAAAAATACAACTTACATTACAGTAAATCAAAAAAAGAAAATGATAATAGCACAAATTATCATATTGCAAGTAAATACTTTACAGATTTTATTAGATATAATAAGATGGAAAAATCATCATCATTAAAAGCCTGTATTCCAAAAAAGATATTTGAATCGCCAAAAACAGTAGTGTATAGTTATATACGTGGTATGTTTAATTGTGATGGAACTAATGCACATAAATCCTATCCATCTTATACAACAACATCTGAACAATTAATTAATGAATTACAATATTTACTTCTATCAGTTGGTATTGTTTCACGCAAATCGTGTATAATTGAAAGAAATAATAGTCTTGGTAAAAATCTAATATATACATTACTAATTACTGATAAAAATAGTATTGAAGTATTTAATAAAAATATTGGATTTTTTGTTGAGAGAAAAAAGGTAATTTATGAACCATATAATATTTCGACAAAAATACCATATATTGGTAACTTGATCAAGGAATATTATTGTGATGAACAAAAAAAGAATTATCCTAAGATCAATAAAGAAATAAGAAGATATATGCGTGGTGATAGGAATCCATCGTTATATAGAATTTTAGATTTAATTGAAAGGAGTGAACTTATTGATAAATCTATACTTAAAGAAGATTTATTGAACGATGATTATTACTTTACCAAAGTAGTAGAATTAAACAGAACAAAATGTTACACTGTAGACATTGAAACAATATCACATGAATATTCGGCTAATGGAATACTGGTGCATAATAAGCGTAGAGGAGCATCAATAGGTTCTCTCGATATTAGTCACCCTGATATTGAAGATTTCATTTCCTCAAAACTTGATGAAGGTAAACTTACTAACATGAATATTTCAGTAAGAATAACCGACGACTTCATGCGAGCAGTCGAAAATGATGATGATTGGAATCTTGTGTTCAATGGTAAGGTTTACAAGACCATAAAGGCAAGAGAACTATTTAGAAAGATTGTGCATGGTGCTTGGTGTTTTGGTGAACCAGGTATTTTATTTGTTGATGAGATTAAGAGAAAGGAGCCATATAAAGGCTCTAAATACAAAATAGGGCAGAATCCTTGCGGCGAAACGAATCTTCTTACCTGTCCTAATGGTGGAGAAAGTTGTAATCTTGGTAGCATCAACTTGAGTAATCTATATGGTGCTACACCTAATGATTATGAAAATATTACCAAACAATCTACATATTTTCTCAATAATGTAATTGATAAGAATTTCTACCCTGTTCCTGAAATTGAAGAAATGACAAAAGGTTTCAGGCGTATTGGAATTGGGGTTATGGGATTTGCTGATCTTCTTATCAAAACTGGATTACCTTATGATTCACCTGAAGCATTGCAACTTGCAGAAAATATTATGTCTATGATAAATGCAGCATCCATTAAAACTTCTGAAAAACTTGCAGAGATTTATGGAACATTCCCCAAGTTTGATGAATGTGAGATTGATACACCACGTTATAATTACTCTACTACCGTAATTGCCCCAACTGGAACCATCAGTCTACTCGCTGGGTGTTCGTCAGGCATTGAACCTATCTTTAGTCTTGTGCATAAACGTTATACATGGGTTGATGGTGAAAAAGTAGGATACTTACAAGTTCATCCAATATTTAAAGAAAAACTTGATGCTTACATTGAATCACATTATGAAGTTACAAAGTGGGATTCAATGAAGAAATCAGTCCTTGAACATGCATATTCAAAGGGAACTATTCAAGACATTGATTGGTTACCTAAAGAGTTCCGTGATCTGTTTAAAACTTCATTAGACATCTCACCAAAGGCTCATATTGACATGCAGGCGGCATTTCAGAAATATACAGGTAACAACATCTCCAAGACTATTAACCTGCCTAAAAACACCACTGAAAAGGAAGTGTGGGATATTTACTTCTATGGATGGAAGAAACATCTCAAGGGAATAACTGTTTACCGTAGTGGAAGTAGAGACATTGAAGTTCTTGAACTCAAGAAAGAATCAACATCCACCCCTACACCTACCGATGAAAGAATCCTTCCCAAACGTCCCGCTGACCTTCCCGCTACAAATAGTAAGAGACGTTCAGGTTGTGGTAAACTTATCATTTCCGTTGCAGAAAAGGATGGTAAACCCTATGAATGTATTATAAACAACAAAGGTGGTTGCACCGCTATGAATGATGCACTTGGACAGATGATTTCTCTCTCTATGCGTTGGAATGTTCCCACTTGGGATATAATCAAGACTCTACGTAATGTTACTTGTCCTGTGGCCTACAAGAAATTCACTGAAGGTAAATGTGATGGAAAGTCATGCTCTGATGTTGTCGGGCGAGTAATTGAAAGTCTGATTCCTGATAAGGAGTCAGAACCAACACCTATTTCGCGTAAGGAAGAAGTAAAGTCTGAATCAAACATTTGCCCTGATTGTGGTGAACATTTGAGTATGGTTGAAGGATGTGTTACGTGTGCTTGTGGATACAGTAGGTGTGGATAATGTTTGAACTTAACAAGAATGAACTTGTACAACTTAATCAATTCATCCAGCGTCATGAGCGATGCTTTGATGATAATAAGTATGAATTGACGGTTCACTTACATATTATTGGAACAGGTATTGGAATTGTAACAATGGTAGAATGTGAACACTGTGGTGAATGTATCAATTTAACAGATTATGGATGTTGGTAAGGTGCATTTCATTTCCACCCTTAAATCCATTTTAAAGCGCATATCATTGAGAAAAACCTATTCAGATTACTGTATTACTTCGGAGTTGGATTAAATGTCAGTTGCACATTATTACTACATGGAAACAATGCAAAATGAACGATGGATTACCTTTGATTCTTTTGAATCAGTAATGAAAATGGCATTCTTTGATTTTATCAATGGTAAGAATATTCCACGTAAAGTAGAGTATGAGAACAAGACTTACAAATTTGTTGATATGTGTAAGTATTGGACAAAACGTGGATGGTTACAGGCATGGATAAACGGTAAGGAGGTTAGGTTTTGAAGTTTAAAATGAGTAAGAGTAAAATGAATCTTTACCGGAAATGTCCGCGCAAGTTCTATATTGAAACTTACACGATTTATGGTAAGGACAGAGTTTCAAATGAGGCTGCAAAGAAGGGTAGCACTCTCCATGAACTATTTGAGTCTTACAATAATAATGCATCTGATTATGATTACTATGAGCAGTTCTTAATGAAGGATGATTTCTACAAGACACATATTGATAACTTCTTCATCATTCTTTCCATGTTTGGACTTGATCGTGCTACCTACGCTGAACGTAAATTGTATGATGAAGAGAAAAATCTTGTAGGAATCATCGATGCAATATATGAGAAAGATGGTAAACATATCCTGATTGATTACAAGACAGGTAAGTATCGTGAGAGTGATTATAAGGACTACCTGGATGAATTGCACATGTATGTCTACCTAG